GGATATGGTTCAGAAAGTCCTCTCTGTAAGCCTTGGTGGCTCTAAGTCTAGGACTCTCCTGATCATCGGTTCTCATCGGCTGACCTGTAATAGGCTGGTTTACTGGCTTAGAAAGCTCAGCCTCAATGGCCTCCTGTCTTTCAAGACGCGCAATCTCTGCTCCGAGATCTGTGATTTCCTTCTCCATCTTGGAGTAGGTTGCATCATCCTCAGAAGAGAGAAGTCCGTTTTCCTGTCTGTGTGAATTGAGAAAAGCCTTGGCACTTTCCCACACTGAAGCACGCTTCTTGCGAAGTTCTGTGATTGTCATAGAGTAATCTCCTATAAATGTTTGTGATTTCAGTACTTGAGAAGATTGAGACGATCCATGAGTACGTCAACGGAGCGTCCATCAGATACAGGTTTTGAAAGAGGTTTAGACCTCATTTCGATTTTGTTGATCAGAGCGTTTGTGGTTTGTTTCTGAGAGAATGAATATGACTCTTCGTCATGGTGATTCTTATCATCCTCAAGAAGACCGTCAGCGAATCCCATCTCAATGGCTTTGTTTGCATTCATCCACGTTTCGCTGTCCATCAGATGGCTCAGCTTCGCGCGGCTCTGACCGGTTTTGATTTCGTAGGCATTGATGATCGATTCCTTGACCTCAGAGAGCATTTCAATTGCCTTCTGCATGTCTTTGTGATCACCGAACGCCACTGTTGCGGGGTTATGAATCATCATCAGGGCGGTTGGAGCCATCAGGACTTCTGTTCCGGCCATCGCGATTACGGATGCAGCGGAAGCCGCAATGCCGTCGATCTTGATTGTGACCTTGCCCTTGTAATCCATAAGCATTGAGTAAATCTGGCTTGCAGCGATGCAGTCACCGCCGGGGGAGTTGATCCATATCACGATGTCTCCGGTTCCAGAGAACAGCTCGTCATGAAACATCTTTGGAGTGATGTCATCATCAAACCATGACTCCTCCGCAATAGTCCCATACAACTCCAGTACCCTGACGGAATCACCCTCAGCCAGATTCATCCATTTCCAGAACTTTTTGTCTTTCACTGGATTTCATCCTCCTTGTTTGGATTCGTATTCGTATAGGCTGCACCGGCTTTCTCAAGCGGCAGCATATTTCCATTTACCAGATAGAGATCGCCACCATCTTCTGAAGGGATTCTGTCTAGGTTCTCAAGCTCACGGATATCGTTTGCACTCATCCATCCGTTCTGGCGTGCAGTGGCATAACCTGTCATGCGACTCTGATAATCACCTCTCAGAAGACCCTCGACGTTAAACTTGAAGAAGTAGCTTTTCTTCTCGTCTTTTGAGAAGAGAGCTCTCGACAAGCTTTGCTCCCATCTGATTACCCACGGGTCCAGCGTGTATTTCACGAACTCAAGAGACTGCTGTTCGATATTGCTGAAAGAGCTCTTTTCTAGGTCTCCCACCATGTGTGGGGGAACTCGGAAAATACGAGCGATCTCATTGATTTGGAACTTCCTTGTCTCAAGAAACTGGGCCTCATTCGGACTGATTGAGATAGGCGTGTATTTCATGCCTTCTTCAAGAACAGCAACCTTGTGGGCATTAGATGAACCGCCGTAGGCTGCATTCCATGAAGTTCTCACTCTCTCAGGATCTTTGAGGATTCCAGGGTGTTCGAGAACTCCAGAAGGGGAGGCTCCATTTGCAAAGAACTTTGCTCCGAACTCCTCACATGCTATGGCCATGCCGATGGCGTTCTTTGCCATTGCAATGGGGCTGTAGCCAACAAGCCCGTCAAATCCCAGACCGGGGATATGCAACACATCGTCAGGCTTCAGAACTACAGTCGAGCTGTCTTTTGAGTTCGCTTCATCTCTGCTCCGGCTGTATGTGTAGAAGAGCTGACCCTTGTCGTTGCGGTCCACCTGCATCCTGTTAGGCATCAGGGGATATAGAGCAAGAATATCTCCCTTACCGTTTCGGATTATCTGGGCGTAGGCGTTGCCCCAAAGTAATAGGTGCGTCATCAGCGTTTCCCGGAAGACGAAGCTCGTCATCTCGGGATTCGGTTCATCATGAAGCAGGCCGTACAGCGGATGGTCCATTGCCTTTTCCTTGCCGCCATCCTTGTTGTACCGGTATAGGTGCAGCGGAAGTCCCGCCACAGCTTCGGAAAGGATTCTCACGCAGGCGTAGACTGCGGTCATCTGCATGGCGGAGCGCTCGTTCACGTTCTTGCCAGAGGTGGATCCGCCCATGAAGAAACTGAACGCTGAGCCTGAAGTTGCGTTCCTTACGGGCTTATCCCGTGTTCTAAAGAGTCGAGGTAGTTTCATTGTTATTCCTTGCCCAACAGGGCATAAAAAAGCACTCCGAAGAGTGCCAAATTTGTATTTCTTGACTGTTACGTTTAACAGATAATAAGTTGGAAACGCATCATCCGCTATTGTTCAACCGTATCAGAAGCAGGGTCTGAAGAAAACCAGACCCCTCCGATTTGAAGATAAAACATTTCATCCGTCTTGACTTGGCAGGTAATATAGCCCTCAGCTTTTCCGTCTTCATATACTTCGGCGTCTAATTGCTCTGGCATCATGACATACTCAATGGCTGTTCTGTTGAAATCTTTATCTACAACAAGAAAACTGTTGAAGTCAATTTTTACCGGTTCATCTTTTCCTGTCAGATCTTTCCTGTTTCTGACATGTACAAGGACAAAGGCATATTCTTTTCCAAATGCAGGTTTGGGGTTGAGATCACTGAATAACTCAACTAACCGATTGGCACTTTTCCCCCGCAACACTTTGGAAACAGCAACATCAACTTCTGCAATCTCCTTTGAAGACCACTTGTCACGTATTTTTACCGTACAATAACCATCCAACAACGGAATAGGGTCTTTTCTTGTACCCGCATGAGCTGATTCATTGAAATCTTCAATACTGAGAGCAAAAACCGAAAAACAGACAAATAATACCAGCAATACAAGGATGTTTTTTTTCATTTGTGAAGAGCCTTCCTTGAAGAATCATACCACAAATATGTCATCAATTAAGCTTGATTAAAAGAAGAAAATCCCCCTGTTGTCATATACTGATTCCCCGGTGTCGTTTCCACATCTGATGGCCCGATCTAAAGCCATAATCATAGCTACAGCACCATCAATCTTTTCTGTGGACTTCTCCTTGTCAGGTTTGATGTTTCCGGCAGGGTCTGTCCTAATGAAGATGTTGTCCATCATCCACCGCAGGACCTCATGGCCCCCATGAGCGATCCTCTGCTCCAGAACCAGCTTCATCAGCTCCTTCGTAGGAGGGGACATGTCTTTGAAACCTTGTCCGAAGGGCACTACGGTGAAGCCTTCGCCTTCAAGCTGCTGAACAAGCATCGTCGCTCCCCAGCGGTCGTAGGCAATCTCCCGGATGTTATATTTCTCACCCAACTTGGTGATGAATCTCTCTATTTCAGCGTAATGAACTACGTTTCCTTCTGTTGTTTCCACAAGATCCTGTCGGACCCAGAGGTCATAAGGAACATGATCTCGATTAACCCTGAGGGGCACATTGTCCTCTGGGAGCCAGAAGTAGGGTAGAACTTTAAATGTGTCGTCCTCATCCAACGGAGGAAATACAAGGACAAAGGCTGTGATATCTGTGGTACTGGAAAGGTCTAAGCCCCCGTAGCAGACTCTGCCTTCAAGTTCCTCAGGATCAACATCAAACGCACATTTATCCCATGCAGCCATAGGCATCCAACGAACCGATTGCTTAACCCATTGATTCAAACGAAGCTGTCTGAAGGAGTTCTCCTCACCGGGATTTTGTTTTGCGGAATTACAGGCATCGCGCACTTTATCGATTCCTATTGTCTCCCCGAGGGATGGGTTGGCTTTTTTCCACACCTTCGGATCGGTCCAGTCTTCGGATTCATCTGCACCGTAGATTACTGGGTAGAAAGTCGGATCAATCTTTCTGCCCTCCAGAATGTCCTTTGCCTTCTGGTGTGTTTCATAGCAGATGCTGTGAGTGTCAGTCCCTGCAGTAGTAATCAGGAAGTACAGCGGCTGCATACGAGCATCGCCTGAGCCTTTTGTCATGACATCAAAAAGCTGTCTATTTGGCTGTGTGTGAAGCTCATCAAACACAACTCCGTGAATATTGAAGCCGTGCTTGCTATAAGCTTCTGCTGATAAAACCTGATAGAAACTATTGGTCGGCAGGTAAACAATACGCTTCTGAGAGGCAAGGATTTTGACCCGCTTCTGAAGCTCCGGACACATGCGAATCATGTCTGCAGCGACCTCGAATACTATTGAGGCCTGTTGCCTATCTGCGGCGCATCCATATACCTCTGCGCGTTCCTCATGATCTGCGCAACACAGAAGAAGCGCGACCGCAGCAGCAAGCTCTGATTTTCCGTTTTTCTTTGGGATTTCCACATACGCCGTATTGAACTGACGGTAGCCATTTTCCTTCACGACTCCGAAGACATCCCTGATAATCTGCTCCTGCCAAGGAAGCAGGATAAACGGTTTTCCGGCCCAGATTCCCTTTGTGTGCTTGAGGCACCTTATGAAACTGACAGCTCTATCCGCCTTAATTTTGTCATAGTACGAGTTCTCCGCCATGAAGCGGGTGGGGGAGTAGCTGTCCATTTGCTGGTCCTATAGAGAAAAAGGACCCGAAGTCGGGTCCTCTGGTATATGTGTTTGTATTGACACTGTCTTTTTTCGGTGTATTCTATTTGTGAAGCTAGACGTATGTCCAGTTTCTCTTTTGAGTTGCTTGCCGGGAGGAGTCTGATAACTTCAGGAGCGTCCCAGAGTTTGGGAGCAACTCTTTTTTTATACCTCAGTGGCCTCCATCCCAAAATCTCTATTGCATAATTAATTACATGTTATGATCAACTTTGAACCTGATTCCATTGACCAGTTCTGCATCCTCGTAAGGAGTCTCGGCCCTTTTGATGGTGGCTAGGCCCTCGAGAGTGCATCCGTTTTCTGCAAACTGGTGGAGCATCTCCATCAGGCCAGTGCTATGGTCGGTTACCACAAAGCTCTTTATTCCTGCTTTCCTGAGTGCTGTAACAAAGTCCTTGACTTCGTTCTTCCAAAGGTACTCGGATAGTTCAAGCTCTTCTGTCTCTCTGACTATGCTGTTTCTGAAAGCCCTAAGAGCCTTGTCCGTTCCGCTAGCTTCTATCTCTGTTCCTGCAAGCCTTGAAAAGTAGGTGTTCTTTGCGTTCAGCATGTTTTGTTCCTCTGTAGGTGTATCAACCTTGTAGTGTATATATCACTCTATTTGGAACTAATATCAAGTTATTATAACAAAAGAAATTACACTAGTTTAACCAATCCAAAGCGAAAACTAACCCATTTTATTATCAGTCTTCATTAGGGGCGGAACAAATCCAAGCTGAGTCAACCCCGTAGGCAATAGCAAGAGTGCTCCCGTTATCCCATCTAACGTGTATGCTTCCAATATCATCGACGAACAACACCGTTCCTCGCGCTCCTTTGGGTGGGGCTTGAAGGTCGTCCATATACTCTAATTCGACACGAGTACCTTTCTTGTACACAGAACGCAGATACTCTATTGTTGCTTTTGACGGAAACTTATTCATGCCTTTGCCTCCTTTGCATTCGGAGTCTTGAAGGCCGAGGAGCCTGAGAAGTTTTTCAATAAAAGCTTTCGTTCTTCCTTGTACTGTGGACCCACGAATCCAAGCCTTAATAGAAAGCATCTGAATGCATACTTCTCATTTTCGGCTGTTTTTTCTGTTTTCAGATTTACGCGTTTTAGTTTCTTCGCAAGGTCACAAAGGGAAGTGACGAGGTGTGTATAGGCTTTACTCTCAATCGGATCTCCTGAGAAGGCGAACCAGTTGAAGCTGATCCTTTCCTCATCTATGAGAATCTCAAGCGTTTCTGCTTCTAGAGCTTTTTTGAGTAAGCTTTCTTTTGACTTAACCAGATCTTTGAGATTTTCTAAAGCAGCATCATTAAAGCTTTTTCTTGGTATGCTTATCGCAAGCACGTTTTGCTCTTTCTTTTTTGCCATGTTTATTCCTCCTTGGTTGTGTATATACATCACTCCAAAGAAGAACAATATCAAGTTATTGTGTTATAATGAATTAATTCTTATTTGTGATTATCCAGATCTTTCATGAATTCATGTTTCATGACGCTGTCTATTCCTGCATTCGGGTATTTAGAATTCCCCACCTTGTTGCCGTCTACTCCCGTGTCGAAATCCATCCAGTTACCTGACTTAGAATACCTGGACTCGTTCTTTGGATTTGAGGTTTTACCCGTTCGGAATAGGAAGTAGATAAAGATGATTCCCAAAATGACCAAAACTGCAATCAAGAACATAATCAAATCATATCATAGGCTCTGTAGAATCACATCAAGCTTTCTCTGATACTGCCCAAGCTCCCATTTGAAATAGGGAAGCGTGTTTTCTCCATAGTTCAGAAGCCTGTCCACGTTGGTCTCATCCAAACAATAAAGACCATTTTGGTATCTCCAGTTAAGCTCTGGCAAAGATGGAATCTCTGGAAGAATGGGAATCATTGAGAGAAGTGTCTCTTTGAAGACCTTCTGTTCATCATTGACATTAGTTGTTGTGCAGCTTGTTGAGCCTATCAAGGCGAGAATCAGAATCACCACAAACAGGAGTCTCGATCTTCTCTGGTGGTTTTTCTTCTTCGACAAACCTAAGTTCTTTTGTGACTTCATGAAGTGCCTCCAGTTGTTTCTCCCGGATCTCTGCCTTTGCCTCGGCTTGCTGAGTTTTAATCTTCTGATCTTCAAGTTTGTGGGACTTGTAGACTCCAAAGCCCAAGAGCCCCAGAATCGCTACAACCAAAGCAATGATCAGATCACCCATTTGCTTTCCTCTCAATCCATTTCTTCAGAATAGGTTTCCAAATAGCCTGACAGGCCGGAAGCTGGAATAGCCGTATGAGCACTGAGTACAGGAGTATCAGAAGAGGAGTGTAGACCAGCTCATCGGGCAATGCTCTGTCTGATGTAATTAGATATGTTACGATTCCAAACAACACGGAGAATGCCCATGCTACGGTGATGACTTCAGATTCAGAAGCCTTGTCTTTGCGGATGATTTTCTTGTAGAACTCCATCACAAGTCCTACGAAAACCGAAAAGGCAATCAATATCAGTAAAAGTATCTTCATCTTCATTTCTCCTTCAGATGAGACAGAAAATATGCATTCATCTTTTTTTCTTGTTTTTCACTGTCACCGTTTATCTGGTGTGTCTTTAAGGCGTGGAATATAACGCAATCATTCTCAAGGCACATAATCAGGCCTTCTTGCAGAACCTTTATGTATTCCTTGATTTCTTTAAGGTCCTTCCGGGAGGTGTCCTTGTCATCATGCTTTTTTGCTATACGGTTGAGAAACCACAGTACAACACCGCCACTTCCGAACAGACACAAGGCTATTGTTACAATGGCTGTGATCTTATCCATCGGTTTCCTCCGTTGACTCGACCAGCGACTTGGCCTGTTCATAGGTGAGGACCGTTCCGTTTCTTTCTACTGTGATACCATCAGTGTTTCCAACAAGCTCTATGTACCGGTTAACAATCACATCGCAGTATTTGGGATCAAGCTCTAATCCGAAGCAGTAACGATCTGTCTGCTCGCATGCGATAAGCGTTGTTCCACTTCCGAGGAAGGGATCTACAACAAGTGTGTTGCTCATTGAGCTGTTCATGATGCAGTAGGCAATAAGAGGTACCGGCTTCATTGTCGGATGAAGGTCGTTCTTCTTTGGCTTCTCAAACTCCCAAATGGTTGTCTGTTTGCGGTCTGCATACCACTGGTGCTTGCCGTTCTTTGTCCACCCAAAGAGGCATGGCTCATGCTGCCACTGGTATGGACTTCTTCCGAGAACGAGAGAAGGCTTCTTCCAGATGCAACATCCTGAGAGATAGAAACCTGCCTCGTCAAATGCACTTCTGAAATTCAGTCCCTCGGTATCAGAGTGAAATACATAGATGGAAGCATCATCTGCCATGTTCTCATGCAGGCGATTGAACGCTGCCAAAAGGAACGTATGGAATGCTTCATTTCCCATGTTATCGTTCTTAATCTTTCCGGCGTTGCCCTCGTAATTGACGTTATACGGCGGATCCGTTACCACAAGGTTTGCCTTGCGGCCATCCATGAGCTTCTCAAAGCTCTGAGGCAGGGTACTGTCACCACAAAGGAGTCTATGCCTTCCTATTGTCCATAGATCACCTTCTTTGGTGACGGCTGGTTTTTCCAGCTCAGCGTCTATGTCAAAGTCGTCATCAGTTATGTCTTCTCCTGAAGGGGAGAGAAGCTTATCAAGCTCCTTTTCGTCAAAGCCCAATAGGGACAAGTCAAAGGATTCAGCCTGAAGATCTGATATCTCCACAGCCAGTAGTTCTTCGTCCCATCCAGCATTCAGGGAAAGCTTGTTGTCTGCGATTATGTATGCACGTTTCTGAGCTTCTGTAAGATTCTCGGCTTTGATACAAGGGACTTTGTCCAGACCAAGTTTGCGTGCAGCAAGCACTCTGGCATGTCCTGCAAGAATAGTGTTGTCCTCTGCGATAATCACAGGGTTCAGGAACCCGAACTCCTTGATTGAGGCAGCCACCTGAGCGACCTGTTCGTCTGTGTGCGTACGTGAGTTGCGGGCATAGGGGATGAGCGTATCTATGTCCGCCAGATAATACTGAGTTTTTTTTTCTGTCATTGAGATCCTCATGTGTGGGGGTTGATTCTGTGAATTCTTACTGGATTTGAGATTCCAGTTTTGTTATTATTTTTGCATACTTGAATTAGGGGTATTGAATGAAAAAGCTCATTGTCTTCGTTCTGATTGTGTTGTTATGCGCTTATCTTTTTGCAGCAACGCAAGAATTCAAATTCATGGATATACCTTTTAAATCCAATATCGTATCTGTGCAGGATGCACTGCAAAAAGTGGGTTTAGATAATCCATCCATTTCAGACCCTTTGTTTTGGCACGAATGGGGTACTGATATGAATTGGTTTGTTAATTCGGATGTTTTCGGTCAAGACATGAAATACTATCCATCTGCAGACTTCAAAATTGCAGGGTACCCTGTATCATTGATTCAACTCTCTTTTCTTTATGGTCTTTCAAATGGAAAGATCGACTACTCAGAAGAAACTACTGAACTGGTTCAAGTGAAAATCGAGTTTAAAACATCTGATGCATTGGCTCTATACAACGATTTATGTGAGAAGCTTTCTTCTTTGTATGGTCGAGGAAAGAGCTCAAAGAGTAATTCTGGGTATGAGTCATACGACACGTTGTGGTCTGGCGCAAATAACACGGGCATTCATCTCTCATGCGGTATTAGGAAGGACAAAGGTAACGTTATTTACCAAGCTGTTACTCTTTTTTACGGCAGAACCGATGCAGAAGCAATGAAGAGAAATGTCTTGAAGGCAATCGAACAAAGCAAAATCGAAAGCAATAAAACAAACACATGGGGTCTTTAAGATGTTTCTCTCATCTTATCAGTCCCCATTCGGCGAACTTCTCGAATCCGCCTATAGATTTGATGTAGTTTCTGGCAATCTGAACGATGTCGGAGTAGGGTTTCCCGTCTATTTCCGGATCCCCGATGGCGCAGTATAGCTCCACCGGTTTTCCAGTCTTCTGTGCCTTGAGCCAAGCATAGATGTTTACTGACACGTCGGCCTTGGACAGATCTTTGCCGTGTAGGCCTCCACCAGTGACAGAGTCGCCCATGTCGGAACCGAGCTTTCTGTTTACAGCACCTGTGTCAACATCAGGGCCTCCAGTCCAAAATCCGAGTGGGTTGATGGTGGCTTTGGGACAGTAGTGTTTGATTTCAGTCTCAACTGCATTGCTCTGACAGATAATGGTCTCGTCACCGTCGATGATCAGTTTTCCGTCGGTGGGGAAGTCGGAGTAGAGTCCTTTTGTCAGTTCTGTTAGCTGCCTCTGTTCATCCGTGACCGGAACGCCACGGAATATGCCGTTGTCGCCACAACGGAAACCCTCTGACTGGTTCTCTGAGAGGTGTATGTCCTGACTGACTTGGACCAGGTCGATTACAGGTCTCTGTTTGGTTATCCTGTAGACCGCCGAGGACACGGTTTTTTCATCAAGCTTCACCGATGATTCGATGATGATGAAGCATCTGCCGTGCCCCAGTAGGACTTCTACTGCGATTTTAGGATCGGGTTGAAGCGTATATGCTAAATCCACGATTGCACCTGCGATCCTGTCGCAGAGCTTGTCGGGATGACTAGGGTTAACTTTTTCAAACACTGTTTTTCTCCTTTTCTAGGTTCTCTCTAAACTTTGTGACGGTCATCCCGTACATGATGTGCGACTGGCTTATCACCGGGATGCTTTCGACCCGGTAGCGGTACTGTCTGCATCTGGAATATTCTGGCAGACACGACAGGACATTAAAGTCGACGCCTGTCAGTTTCAGGATCCAGAAGTGCAGTCCTTCTTTGAACACATAGATGTCGAAACTATGTAATTCCGGCTTCGCATCTAGGATCGAAGCCTTTATCCTTTTACATTCCTCATCCCTGATGTGCCGCTCGATGCGGACCGCGTTGAACGCAACCCCTGAAGGCGGTACAGGATGAGTAACTCGTACCAGCTGAGAAGGTCTGAGAAACCTGTCCCATACCATGTCGATGGCCTCCGCCGGGAATCCTAAAGTTTTGGGGTCACTCTTTAGAGAGAAGAAGAAATGCTCCTCGCCAGTGCGGGAGCCCGATGCCTCGGTGATACCGAGATACTTGTTGTTTGCCATGATGGCCTCCTTGTCTTTAGCCGTTTGTTTTAGGACGCCGGCAATAGGGAACAAATCCACGTCCTATGAATTGGCCCGCTCAGGCGGGCAGGGGAGTTGCACTGTTACTTGGACAAAAAGAAAAGACCATCACAGGTCCGCTCTTCCTTTAGCAGATAAACGGCTGCAAGTAGAAGTGTAAATCCCGTTGGCAATAATCTATCATAGCTGTTTTCTCATGTCCACAGTCTGTTTGATTTCCTTTGATTTTCTTTGATTGTTTTTCAAAGCGCTATGAATTCAGAAGTTGAGCCATCAAATCGTCTTGGGGCGAGCCTGAATAAGGCGTAGAGCAGTTTTCCTTCACTGTTTGATTTATGTTGTACCATAGACTTTCAGCTTGTTTTAGATATGAGGCAGCCATAGCTTGGAATGGGCTGGCTATCGGGGCTCCCGTTGTAGGATGTTTCGCTAGCAGACCATATTCATTTATCGCCGTCTCACATTGTGCCCATCTGGCAACAGCCATCGAATATTGGTTTATGAGATAAGGATTTACTAGCTCAAGGCAGCCGCGTTCACTAAGCCATGAGCAGACCTTATGGAAAGCTCTCTCTGCATGGAGATCGATTCCAGCCTTCTGTTTCTGTCTCATGTACTCTTCCGGCTCAGGAGACTTATATGCCTTCAGATCAGACACTTCCTTTTCTAATACATCGGCGGTTTTCCCTTCGTTTATCTTCTCGATGAGTGCTTTAGGCTTGCGTCCTGCACCAGTCCTTCTGCCGCCTCTTTTCGTGCCATCCTTGGCCATTGGATTCTCCTTCTTTACGAGGTTAATACCCCGTTTGAATACCATTTTTTTCGCGCGATGGCCTCCGCCCGGTGTAACGTAAACCGACCACAGAGATTCAGACCGCCCCTGGGACCTCAATTTCATAAAAAACCGATTCGCTATTAAAGATCGGTGCTATACTTTAATCCATAGAGAATTACATTTGGGGGACTAGTACTTTGGGAATATTTAAACCAGTAAAACAAGAACCAATTTTCAAGCCTGTAAAACAAACACCTATTT